ACGGTTAATCGCGAATACGAGCGCGTCAGAGGTGGAAAAACGTGAGGATGCTCACGCCATTTATCGGGCGTTAAATGAAATTGAGTTTTTATTAAAAGCAGATGTAGACGCTGAAAAACTCATAGAACGAAAGGCAAGGGACGCTCATGAGCACTGAACCTAACAGTGGTAGTATAAATGATATTGCAAATTTAATATCAGAACCGCCGCAAAAATTAGAAGATAATCTGAACGAAGTTGCTGAAGCTGTTATCGAGGAACCTCAAGACACTGAGACTGAAGAAACGGTTGAAGTACCCGAAAGTGAAGATGTCGCTGACCACGATAGCGATGATGAAGAACAAATCGTGGATGAGGATGGGCTAGATGACGACGAAGCCGTTCCCTTTGAACTTTCTGATGATATGGAGCTAGAGTATAAGAGCGATGGCGAAATTAAGAAGGCAACCATTGGGGAGCTAAAGCGTAGCCGTGCAGGACAAGACTACATCCAAAAGGGTATGGAAGAAAATGCTAGAGTAAAAAAAGAACTTGAGCAAACCACCCAATCATTGCAGGAAGACCGTCAAAAACTGAATGCGATACTACAAGCGTATGAAAATGGCGACGCTCCAAGACCTCCAGTTATGCCAAATAAGGAACTACAACAAAGTGACCCTTTAGGTTATTTGGAACAAATGGAGCAATATCGGCAAGACGTTGAAGACTTTAGTAAGTTTAAATCAGAAGCTGAAGAACAAGCTAAAGCTAATGAACGTATTATGTATGAACAAGACCAAAGGTATGCGGCAGAACAAGCCGAAATATTAAAGAAGGAAATGCCAGAGTTAAATGACCCCGAAAAAAGTAAAAAACTTTTGGAGGATATTCAAACTGTGGCTGTTGATTATTATCAAGTTCCTGTTGAAATATTAGGCAATCTAAAACATACTTGGGAATTTAAAATTGTTCGTGATGCCGTAGCCTATCGTAAACTGCAAACGTCTAAAACTAAAGTCGTAGAAAAAACCAAAGGTGCAAGACCAATGGTTAAAGCAGGGGCGAAAAAAACAGCCAGTGGTACAAAAGTAGCGAAGCAGAAGGAAGCAAGGTCAAGAATGCAAAAATCGGGGTCACTAGACGATGTGACCAATTATCTCTTGTCTTAAAGAAAGGACTATATCATGGCCGTGACGGCAAATACCAACGAAACATACGATGTTTCTACAATAAGAGAGGACCTATCGGAAGCGATGGCCTCTATCACGCCAACAGAGACTTTACTTATGTCCTCTATTGGAACACGCAACGTTGACAACACTTTTTTTGAGTGGAGTGAAGTGGACCTAGCGGCAACTGGAGCTAATCGCCAAATTGAGGGTGACGTAGGGTTAAGTAATACAGCACCTACAAATGCAGTTCGTAAAGGTGGCTACACACAAATTTCAGCTAAAGTCGTAGAAGTTTCTTCTACTAACCAAGCTGTAAATGGTGTTGCAAATGCGCAAACAGTTGCAAAACAAGTTGCTTATAAACTGAGCGAATTAAAGCGTGACATGGAAGCAATGCTTTTACAAAACGTAGCTGCAAATGCAGGTGCATCTGGTACTGCTAGAGCAACTGCGGGTTTACCTGCGTATCTAACCACAAACGTATCTAGAGGTGGTTCAGGTGCTAACGGTACAACTTCTGGCTCTGGTGAAAGCGGTTTTGTCAATGCTGCTGCTACTGACGGTACACTTCGCCCTATAACAGAAGCACTTCTTAAAGGGGTAATTGCTGATTGTTGGAATGCAGGGGCTACACCAAAAATTGTTATGTGTGGTTCAGCGCAGAAGCAAAAAATATCAACTTTTACTGGTAACGCAACACGCTTTAAAGAAGCAGAAGATAGCAAGCTAAATGCGGCGATTGATGTCTATATTTCTGATTTTGGTGAGGTTCAGATCGTGCCGAATCGCCATATGCGTGTTAGAACGGTGTCAAGTGTAGATTATACACCAGATGTATTAGTGCTTGACCCATCTTATGCAGAGGTTGCTTACTTGCAGACAGCAAAGCAAGAGCCATTGGCAAAAACTGGTCTGTCAGAGCGCAGATTAATTTCTTGCGAGTATGGCTTACAAGTTACTTCGCAAAAAGCACACGGTATCGTGGCGGACATTAACGCATCATAAAGTTAGGTGGGGCAGAAATGCCCCATCACTACGGAGGATATTATGAAAGTTAAAATAACAACTGACAGGCGACCTTTTGTAAACGGTGTTGCTACTAACGAAGGCGAGGAAATAGAAGTTGATGCAGAAGAAGGTGCTATTCTATTGCAAGCAGGCTTTGCATTAGAAATAGGAGCATCTAAGCCAAAGCGAGCAAGAACGGCAACTGGTAAACTTAAAGCGGATGACCCGTCTACCCCTGACGTTAATGAAGCATGGGAAGGTGGCAAAGCACCTAAGAAAAAGAAAGCCAAAAAATGAGTGTACAAACAAAATATCTTGATGAAGACGGGAAGATTGTAATTAATCGCAGTCAAGATATTCAGCGCATTTTAGATTTTAATAAAGAACGCAACATAGATGGCCACAACCGCAAGTCAGATATGCGCCTTGCAGGGTCTATACCTTTTGTTGTTATAGAAATGTGGATGAAAGAGTGCGGCGCTAAATTAGGCAGTCCAGAGCTAAACGAGTACATTAAAAAGAAATTAATGTCAGGAGAGTTTAGTAAATTGGTGGCTAATGGGTATTAGATGGATTTACCCAAGGTAAATATTGCTGTTGCCGCTTCTGCGGTGGTCGCGATAGTCTCTACAGTTGGAGGCGGTATTTGGTATGCTTCTTCGCAAGCATCAATAATTGAAGGGCTTACACAACAGGTGGAGACTTTGACTATTGAGAACAATGCTACTGACCGTACCAATTTAATTAGAGATGTAGAAGAAAACACAGAACGAATAGATGAAATTATAGATTACATCATAGAAGTTGAAGAGGATGGTGGCGAAACTATTGACGAAATCTATGAAGAGTTTGAGGAAGTTTATGAAACGCAGGAAGGTTTTTTGCTTCAGTTTAATCAGATCGTTAAACTTCAAGCTAGAATAAAAACTCTAGAAAACACAATGGAATACCTAACAAGACGCCCTATGAACTCTGATGGAATGTAGCTATGGATCCCATAACAATCCTTGCAGGCATAAAAACAGGGCTTGCGGCAGGAAAATCTGTTGCAGGGCTAAGCAAACAAATTGGTCAATTTTTCGACGCAACTGATAATGCGAAAAAACAATTACAAAAAAAAGGTGTTTCAAGTAAAAGTGTAAATGCCATAGCTATGGAAAGGTTTCAGAAGTTAAGGCAAGCGGCTGAAGCAGAAGAGGAATTGAAAAAATTTATTTGCGAAAGCCTCGGACCGTCCCATTGGAACACTTTATTGAAAATGCGAAGGGAAGTTTTAGCAGAAAAACGCGAGGCAGAGGCTAGGGCGAGGCGTGAGGCACAGGAACGTGCTGACCTAGCACTCACTGCAGCATCTATTGTTTTGCTTCTCACAGCGGCTTTTGTTGGCTCTACGGCCTATCTGCATCATATGGGGTGGTTAAATATATGGGATTACTTGCCATGATTTATGTTTTGGTTTTTTTACATTTTATAAATACTGATAATTTAAAATTTTATCAGATAGCCACATTTTCGGATAAAGAAGAATGTCTAAGCCAATTGGAGAAAGCAAAAATTCTAGTAACTCACAACTCCATGAAAGTTTCGTGCTTGGAGATTACGACCCAATAATAGTAGAACATGGCAAAAAATGGGCGGCATACGATAAACGTGGACGATTAATAATTTTAGGATATAATAGGCGCATATGTCAGGAGTACGCAAATGACAGAGTTCGACAAGCTAGATAAGGATAAGAACGGCAGCCTTAGTAAAAAAGAGTTTCAACAACTTGAATTAGAAGACCGCAAACTTAAAATAGCTGATGCAGACGAAAAAAGAAACACGGAGCGATTGCTCGTTAAAGCGTGTTGCGCGGGAATGTTGTTATACCCTTTTATTATTTTATTAGCATCTGTTCTTGGCTTTGAGGTGGCGGCAAGTCTTATAACAGATATTGCCAGTGTTTATGTTGTGGCGGCTAGTGGAGTCGTTGTCGGTTATTTTGGGTTTAACAGCATAAGGGATAAAAACGCATGATTGGTCAATTAATTGGACCAATCGCTAGTATTGCAGGCGGTTGGTTGCAAGGAAAAGCAGATGTAAAAGCGGCAGAAGCTAAATTAAAACTTACTGAGGCTGAAGCAAAAGCTAAAATAATGCTTTCCAAAGAAACGTCGATTGCGGATTGGGAGCGCATAATGGCGCAGGGTTCACAGAACTCATGGAAAGACGAATGGCTAACTATTTTGTTCAGTATTCCACTTGTGCTAGTTTTTTTGGGAGATACTGGACGACAAGTTGTTGCGGATGGTTTTGCGGCACTCGAAACGATGCCTGACTGGTATCAATACACATTAGGAGTAATCGTAGCGGCCAGTTTTGGAGTGCGGTCGGCTACTAAATTTTTCGGGAGAAAATAATGGCTTTTAAATTATCAAGTAGGTCTTTGGGTAAGCTGGAGGGTGTTCACCCTGATATGGTTGCTACAGTACAAAAGGCTATAGAACGAACTAAAATTGACTTCGGCGTGACGTATGGCGTTCGAAGTGTCGAAGAACAACAACGGCTTTTCGATATGGGTAGAAGCCAAACAATGAAATCTAAACACTTAATGCAAGATAGCGGTTTTTCCCACGCTGTTGATTTAGTGGCATATGATGGTTCGGAAGTTGTTTGGGAAATAAATGTATATGATGACATAGCTGATGCAATGGCTAGTGCGGCCAAGGAAGTAGGTTGTCGGCTTAGATGGGGCGCGGCATGGCATATAGATGACATAGGCGATTACGAAGGCACTATGGAAGATGCTATGAACGAATATATAGACCTTAGAAGGTCGCAAGGGCGCAGACCTTTTATAGATGGTCCACACTTCGAACTAAGATAATTACCAAGGTCTTACACGCGGTTTTACAATTTTAGATGCAACGTCACTTACATCGCAGTAACCTTCTTGAGCATTTATTTGATCGTAAAGTGTATTATTATTTAATAGTACACTCCAACAATCATCCTCACTAGGAAACCAAATGCTAACGTACATAGTGTGTTCTAATACATTATAGCCCAATGTGAGAAGCGTCCAGTAATCCATGTTATGCTCTCAATGCGGGATGTAAATAATGCTTAGTATCAGCACCTAATGCTTTATATTTATTTATACTTTGTTTTGTATTTTGAAATTTTAAGGTTGTAATATCGTTTCGTTGTGGAACCATTACTCCAACTGCCTCTTTATCTTTAATAAAAGACATACCGATACCGTTGCTTGTTTTGTTAAAGAGAGGATTTATTTGATCAATAAGTTCTGCTTCTCTTAACTCTGCTGCCTCACCATCATTATAAATTTCTATTGCAATTTCGCTTGCATATTTAAACCAATCTTTTTCTCTATGTTGTGTAATTCTACTCCTTAAATGTTGTGTTTGACCGACATACAAAGGTATGTATTCATTACCTTCTTGGTCAAGAAATACATAAACAAATCTAACCCATTCTGAATATTCCCATTTATGCCAATCAACAAAATTTGAAACATCATCTGTTGTCAAAAGATATTTATGAGTTTCTAACATTTTTGTATATTTACCAAAAATATTCTTTCGTTGAACATCATCAAATTCGATAGGTTTTTCCGATAATTGTAAGTAAGTAGTAAAGTCGTCAACAGCCTCTTGAGGTGTTCTTATATCCATTTTATATCTCCACTATATCTTTATAACCGCAGTTGATTTTTTTATTATCTCCACGAACATCCCACGGAACTTTTGGTAAACTTATCCTTTGATTTTTTATCTTTTTCTTGTCAGTTTCTACGGATGTTTTGCCGCCGTAACTTTTGGTAAACTCAACACCAAACCTAAATGCGTGTGTTCTTAGTTGATGGCTATCTAAACCCATTGCTTTAGATGCTTCTACTATTGTTAAATGGCTAAACATTTCTAATAGTTCTTTTACTTCCATAGAATGCTTTTTTCTTAACTCCTCCCAAGGTTTCATATTTTTACTCCTTCCTCCCTTAGTTTTTTAATTAATACCGCCATAGCTTCTTTAGCTTGCCTATAGTCTTGTTTAACTGATGGCGGTGCGTTGGGTAGTAAGGCTAGGGGTTCTAGCCTATCTATATCGCGTTTTATACTGTCTCGAGTGTCCCTATCTTCTGGTTTTATCTCCATCGTTTTTATCCTTATGCCTGTTTAATTCTTTTTTACATGAGTGCCGCATAGTTGCACAGCCGTAACAATCACAATCTGGGTTTTCATAATCTTCTTCGTAATATGGATGTTCCCAAGGGTTGTTTATTTTTTCCATAGTGCATATCCTTTATCCATTGCTTCAACTGCCTTCGCAATAGTTCTGTATTCTTCCTTTGCGGTTGTGTCTTCCTCAATATCGAAGCAATGGCTACTAAGTGTCATTGCAACTGCAAAATATTGCTTTTCAGTTAATTCTATTTTTATCTTTTTACTCATTGCATCACCATAAAGCTATCTATGTTAAGGGCGGCTATAACCATCATTATAATCATAGCCACAAAAATTATTTTATCTTGCCAATCAATCATTAGAAGCTCTCCTTCCAAGCATCGTATAAACTATCGCTGTATTCTAAAGGTGCTGAACAAATTGCTTGGTTAATTGCATCGTCAAAATGTTTTTCAACATAAGCTTTAAAACGCTTTGGCAAATCTCTGTGACGGAGAGTTTCTGTATTCTTCCATTGTAGGTCTATGTTATCAGGAACATAGTCGCCATCTACATCTGCAAAAATATCTATAACAAACTCTTGGCCTCGAACTTCTATTTCGATGTCTGTAGTTACTTGGTAAATCATTTTATAAATCCTCTTTATTACTTATATGTTAGTTATAACTAGTGATTCTGTAAATGTAAATAGTTTTTTTTGTAAAATATAAAAGTTAATTTACATTCTGTTTTTTGCGAGGCTTCCAATATTGTTTTTTAATACCAAATCCGGGGTGGCCTGCCCAATACCCTTCTATCCACATCCACCATAAAAAACGGTCTTGGTACTTAGGTGCTTGTAGCCTACGCTCAGCGCGTGGATTATCCTTATCGCATTTTCGCCAGTAGCCCCGTCTGTAGTGGTATGGCATTTTATGAAATGTTTCATCGTGGGGTGTTTTGGCTTTAACTGGTTTATCAACATCCCAAGCAACTCTGTGCATAGCGTCCATCGCTATACCCATTCCACGGTGCGCTAGTTTGCGTTTTGCCCTGTTAGCTGCAGGCGTAAAAGAAACGTTTCTGGGGTTGTTTAATATTGCTAACGAAGCCCCCGCCCAATATGTAATCATATTAAAAAAATATGTATATTTGATGTCTGTTTTGGCTCCTCTGTTTTTCCAAGTTGAAACAAATTTTCCATTAGGTGCAAACATACCTAATTGAGTTTCAGTAAGCGTATAACCGTCTTGGCCTTTATATTTAAAATCCTTATCAACGCTAATGGCAAACACAACAAACTGACCTTCTACTGGTGCATTTTTTCTATGGAACAAAACATAAGCACTCCACCCTCCAGAACCATTGTGATTCATAATATCGCTTTTAGATGTAAACAGTAGCGTTGGCCTGTCAAAAGGTAATCTTACATCATTTGGAACTTTGCCCTCAAATTCTACTGGATGGTTTGCCGTTTCATCAAAGTCTTTTTTTTCTATTCCTGCGTCATAATTAAACATATTAGGGGCAACGTGTTCCACGGCAAAATCCCAAATATCAGTTACGTCAACTAAATGGCAATCTTGTAATCTAAACTTATAAATTTCCTGAACCTTACCACGCTCGTGTAAAGGGCTTGGTATATCCATTTTAAGCCGCCAATCTAACTCAACGTCTCCTCCAAGTCTTTTACTTTCATTATGAAAGTTATTTATAAATTCCATCATTTCCATAATATTTCTCCCTTTCGGAGGGGCTTTTAAGCCCCTTCCCCTTCGTAGTTTTCAAAGTTTGCTAGTTCTTCTGTTAGTTTTTCTAGCTGTAATTTTTTTGCTTTTTTTACTGTTATAAGTGTTGCTCTTTCTCCGTTGCTATTTCCTATCGAGGGCATTGGTGCATTGTATTTTTCAATGCTGTCAAGCTCCTCTTGTGTAAAAATAATAGCGTCACAAACTAAGCAGCTTCGAATGTTTTGGTTATCGCTAAAGTCTGTTACTGCTAGTTTTGATTTAGCAAACCAAAGTACATAACCATCGTCTTTAGTATTCTCAATTCTTTTTATTGAAACTCTTGTTGTTTCAGCGAACTTTTCCATCATTTCTTTTATGTTTACTTGTGCGTTCATAGTGATTCTCCTTTGCTATATGTAAGGTTTACCACATAAAAACGTAAAGGGCAAGTGTTAATTTAATATTTTATTAAAAAGGTAGTTTTAGTTATAGCTATTTAATATAAAGTTTGTTTATGGAATTAATAAAAGTAGAGTTGGAAGTAACAGGTCAGCCCCAAGGCAAGGGGCGGCCACGTTTTACCCGTCAGGGCAGAGCATACACGCCCGAAAAGACTAGGGAGTATGAAACAAGAATACACGCCGCCGCATGGCAAAAAATGCACGAATTAAAATTAGACCCAACAGCTAAATTTTGCCACGTTGATATAATAGCGTTTATGGAAATACCTAAGTCGTGGTCTAAGGTTAAAAGACTAGAAGCCGAATACGGTGCAATTTTACCAACTACTAAACCCGACATAGATAACATTATAAAATCAGCTTTAGACGGTTGTGAGGGCGTTGTCTACTACAGCGATAACCAAGTCACTAGTGTCAATGCCAAGAAAGTTTACTGCCATCCAGAGCGCGGCGCAGTGCTTTATATGGCTATATCTTGGACAATATAAGACCAATCAGCCCCATATTTTTCGCGCCATGCCTTTTTATTGTCATGTATAGCTAATTTAGATTTATCCCATAACCCTTGATGGTGGCCTTCACAAAGCGGTATGGCCTGCGAGTCATCTGCTTTTTTAGTGCTGAATCTATCGTGAATAGGGTGGTGCGCTGTTGTCGGGCTATACTGTACCTCATTAAACTTTTTGCAAACACAACATGGCATTTCTCTAATCTTATCTAAATACTTTGCGTTGCGTTTTGTTTTATCTGCTTTTAAACCAAGCGGTGGTTTGTTGGCTAGGTTTGTCATAATATTGTAAATTCAGATATTGGTATCTCTGCCACTGCTTCCATGTCGGCTTTGTCACCTCTGTCGGTTCTGCCGCCTATTGATATAGGATATTGTTTTACCAGATTAGCAACACCTGTTTTATCTTTCCACCCTACAAGAAATAATATTTTAAGTCCCGTAGCTTGGTGCATAGCGTGTGCGCCCGACAGTTTGTTAGCCGTGATAAAGCACGTTGGGTACTGAGCATAATTATTATTTCTGCATCGTAGTTCAACAAACGCTCTAACACGGCCTTTATTCAAGGCAACATAATCAAACTGGTTATACTTGTCTTGTTTACGCATTTCGCAGTTCCATTTAAACGCAGCGTATTGCGCAAGCTCTTCTTCTTTTATTAAGTTATTTTTAGTTTCATACGTTGGTCGATAATACGTCATAACCTACAGCCTCAGATAGTTTGGCCATCGACAATTCAAAATACTGATTAAATTCTTTTTGGCTCATATCATCAAAAGAAATGCTGTCCATAATACGCATATGTGCGCTTGCTAAACTATTCCAACGCATCTTAACGTAACCACACGCCCACTTTAACTCACTGTGTAAGTGTTGCTCTGTAGGCCATCGGTTAGTAGCCTCGCAAACATTTTTTAGTGTAGCCCAATATAAATTGTGATGTGGGTTCGAGCGTTTGCCTGTGGGCTGTAAATCAAAAACCTGACCTTCTTTATATTCTTCTATCTTTACAGCATCATACTCAGTAGAGGGCATAAACTGCCCCCCACTTTTTATTACTTGTAGCTTTACTCTGGCCATGTGTCTTTAATTTTACTCCTTCTTAAAATGGTATTTCGTCGTCAAAATCATTCGTTTGTGCATCGCGGGAATAATCAACTTCTATTTTTTCCCCTTCTGCATAACGTGCTTTCTCTTGCTCAGCTACTTTGGCGGCGGCTTCTGGTACGTTCATATAACTAGTTTTACCGCCTAATAATTTAACTTCGGTTGCGTTTATAGATAAATACGTTTTGCCTTCGTATTCATTCTTTTTTAAATCACCTGTTATTGCGACAAGCTTACCTTTCAAAAGATATGGTGAAATGTTTGTTCTAAAGTAACGTGCGCCAAAAAATATTGTGCCTTTGTTTTCCCCATAGCCATCATCGACAGCTATAGAGAATTTTACAAAAGAACTTTTTTCGTTTTCGACAACTTCGCAATCTTTAGTTAGATAGCCAACGGCAGTTATATTTTTCATGAGTACAACTCCGCTTTTCTTTTATCGTGCGCTTCCACAATTTTATTATATTCTTCTTCGCCTATACCAACAGAGTTGAGCATTTTTTCATATCTTTTTTCTGCCGCTAGAAAACGATCTATATTGCAATCCTCGTAAAACTCTAACATCGCATCGATGCGCTCGGCTTGGTCAATATTTAAATTTGGTTCGCTATTTTTTGGCTTTTCGTTTTTAAACTGGTCAGCTTCTTCTTCGCTGTAAACATCACCACTTAATTCAAGCAACTTTAATATTACCCTGTCCTTGGCTCTTTTTTCTGCCATAGCGTAGGGATATTTATTTGTTGTGTTATAAGGTGCGGCCTCGCCTATCGACCAAGCTGTCGCGTCACCTTTATGGCCTGTTACACAGATAGCAACGTGTTTGTCCTTTATATTGCTTTCTATAATAGTTGGTGCATCAAAAACTATATTTTCATGTATAGCTATTTTTTCTAATGCCTTGTGTAATACCACTGGCGTACCGTGGCAGTTCCAAGTGGCTTTACTTTCTGTTAAGCCAACTGCTTTAATTAAATTAATTAATCGTTCTGGTATTTTAGTCATTTCTTTTCTTTCTCACAATTATTTCTAATAAATTCAAATTCATGATATAAAGCCCAAAAAGCGGTTTCTATATCCCTTACATCTGACAGCCATAAATCTTGGCAATCAGCAATTTGGTTTGATGTACTTCGTAAAGTTTTAAATGTATTCCAAATAGTCTCCTTTTCTTTGTTATTTAAAGGCATTGGCTAACCTTTCTAATTCTATTTCTATGTTACCCATTTCGCTACTTGCATAATTTTCGTAGGCTTTATCTATAGCCGCTTCTACAACCTTATGCCAACCAGTAGGAAAATGCTCATGCTTTGGGGCATCGTGGCCTAGCTTTTGTGTAAATTCCCACACAGCTTCAGTTATAGCGTGTTTAACTGCAACGGGTGGTGGTCTTAGTTTTGTCATAATATTTCTCCTTTTTGCTGATTCTGACTTTACATATTATTTTTTCCACTGTAAAGGTAAAAACAATCAAATGTAAATAAAAGAGGTTAAAATGGATAATAAAGTAATTTTAAGTTTAGATGAAATAAGACATAAACTACGAGATAGGAACTTAACAAAGGTTGCAAAAAATGCTAACGTGTCAAGACCTGTTTTATATCAGATAATAAATAATGAAACTGACCCTAAATTTTCAACGGTAGAAAGGCTCTCTGATTACTTACAAGAAGATTCCGTTACATGGGTTTCAACATAATTAAACCCCCAGAGTGGAAAGCTCTGAGGGTTATAAGCAATAAAGAAAAAGTATTTTCACAATACTAATAGATTACAAGGAGTAACCTTAAACAATGAGTAACCTAGTTTCAAACGTAATTCAAACAAAATTAATAGGCTCGCCTACAAAAAAAGCAATTTTAATGTATATGGCAGATAAGGCCAGTGACGATGGAAGCGGTATTTGGGTAAGTAAAGGTAATATGGCGTCAGATTTAGAAATGTCTAGCCGCGCTGTTCGTCAGCATATAAAAGAAATGTTGGCAATGGGTGTTTTAAAGGTAACAGGGCAAAAAGAGTGCCGCCACGGTTACACAATAGATTATCAAATTAATTTACAAATAGTTAGTAAACTACCTTCAACGAGGCCACCCCTGAATGACGTTCACCCCTACCACGGCATGACATTCAGCCCTACCCCTGCACAAGATTCACCCAAACCATCCAAAGAACCATCCAATGAACCTATTATATTAGTTCGCTCTATTGATGTTGTTGTGGAGCAGTTTAACGAGTTTTGGGAAAAGTATCCGAGAAAAACTGCAAAAGTACCTGCAAGACGAGCATTTTCAAGAGCGTTACTAAAAATAAGTTTTGAAGAGCTAATGGAAAAATTGGACTATTTTATAGATGTTCATAAACATACAAAAAAACAATTTTTACCCCACGCCAGTACATGGTTAAATCAAGAACGATGGCATGATGTATATGAACCACAAGAAAATTTTGATTTACAAAAAACAGTTTTAAGCGAGATGTTAAATGCGAAATAATGAACTAAAAGAAAAAACGTTAAAAATGTTAGGGCGACTTAATGCTCCTAGAGCGGTGCAAAATAACGATGAAAACATGAAAAGCGAAGCTGAGTTTCTATGCAATCAAATAATAAAATTAGCACCAAGCAAAAATTATATTGAATGGTTTCAAGACTTTGAGCAAAATATACTTTCTAATTTAGAAACTAGGACTTGGCCAACTGCAAAAGAAATTAGTAAATCAGCAAAAGCAATAGCACCAAAGCGGCCTGAATTTAGGGAACTTTCACCTGAAAAATACGAACCTAACGAACTTAAAATTAACGCTGATAGAATAAATAATGGTGAGCCTGTTGGTGAAAATTACATAATGGGCGCAATGGCTGAACAAATGGTAAGAGCGGGGCTTGTTGCAGAAAAACAACTAGAGCCATATAAAGAATACTTGAAACGTATGAAAAATGATTAGATTATGTTACACAGGTAGCGAGGTCACGAACTCCTCCCTGTTCGATATTGTTCCGCTTTATACTGCTTTTTTACGGACTCAGTACCTCGCCAACTTTCCCCTGCCTTGCGCGGGGGACTTTTTTCAGTATAATACCAATCAACAGAAAGGGCGCACCCATGCACGATGGACGGTCTTGGCCTGCTGATAAGGTTGAGCGCAGAGACATAAAAACGCTAATACCTTATGCACGAAACAGTCGCACCCATAGCGATGACCAAATAACACAAATAGCCGCAAGCATTAAAGAGTGGGGTTTCACTAATCCTATTTTGGTTGATGCCGATAACGAAATTATAGCGGGGCATGGTAGGCTCCTAGCGGCAAAAAAGCTTAATTTACAAGAGGTTCCGTGTATTTTGGCCGATGGTTGGTCGGAGGCACAAAAGAAAGCTTATGTAATAGCAGATAACAAACTGGCCCTCAATGCAGGGTGGGACACTGATATGTTATCAATTGAGTTTTCAGAACTTAAAGATTTAGAATTTGATTTAAGCCTAACGGGGTTTGATGCTGACGAGTTGGCTAAATTATTACAAGAGCCAGATAATGAAGGCTTGACTGATGAGGACGATGTTCCAGAGCCTCCGCAAAAACCTAAAACGGTTGAAGGTGATATCTGGGTTTTAGGCAATCACAGATTAATGTGTGGCGATAGCACCGACATCGATGCGGTTGAAAATTTAATGGACGGTTCGAAAGCAGATATGGTTTTTACTGACCCGCCGTATAATGCTGATTACAAAAGCCGTGGCTCGAACGAACTTTTGAGGCAGGGTATAAAAAACGATGCAATGAGCGACGATAAATTTGAGGATTTCATAAAAGGTTTTTTATCAACAATTTATGCAAACGTAAAAAGTGGAGCGGCATATTATATTTGTTGCAACTGGAAAGATAGCTATCCTCGGTTTTATTTAAACCTGTCAACTTCGGGTATTAATGTTTCAAGTTGTATTGTTTGGAACAAAGGCTCTGGGGGTATGGGTTGGCAAGATTACCGTTACCAATATGAATTTATAATATATGGTTTCAAAGAAGGGTCAGCGCATTCGTGGTATGGTGGTCGCACGGAGACTGACATATGGGAGCAAAAAAGAGAGGCGCGGCAAAAATACGTTCACCCAACGCAAAAACCTGTGGAGCTTATCGAGAGGGCATTAAACAACAGTAGTAAGGCCGACGATGTTATTTTAGATTTATTCGGGGGTTCTGGGTCAACGTTGGTAGCTTGTGAAAAGATTCATCGATACGCCAGACTTATGGAACTTGATCCCCAATATTGTGATGTAATTATTAAACGTTGGCAAGATTACACAGGGCAAGAAGCAATAAACGAACAAACAGGCAAAACTTATGCAGAGTCAAACTAAAATTATGAGTATGGTTGAGGCAACAACAAATGTTGCTGTCGGATATATTATAGCAACGGCGGCAACTTATGTTATATTGCCTTTGCATGGTTATGACGTAACTACATATGATGCGCTATCTATTTCGTTAGCTTTTACTTTTATATCATTAGCACGTTCCTACATATTAAGAAGGTTTTTCAATAGGTTATAAAATGTCTGAAATAAACAAAGGCGGAAGGCCAAGAATAGTTTTATCAGAAGAACAACGGAAAGAATTAGAAACGCTTGCCGCAGTGCTTAGTACGGAACAAATAGCAGATTACTTTGGTATAAGTCGGCGCGTATTCTTTGATATTATAGACAGAGACGAAGAAGTTTCTGCACTATATAAAAAGGGAAAAGCAAAAGCTGTTGGTTTTGTTGCACAAAATTTAATTCAAAAAGCTAGGTCTGGTGATTTAGGAGCGCAAATATTTTACTTGAAAACACAGGCAGGGTGGAAAGAAACGCAAAGAGTCGAGGGTGCAGGGAACGTAGGAGAACATATAGTTGCCTATAAATGGTTAGATGATGGCGACGAGGACGATTAATTATAGGCCAAGGCGACTTGTTAAAAGTTTTCATAGGCGAAACGAAAGATTTGCCGTTATAGTTGCTCATCGTCGGTTTGGTAAAACGGTGGCGGCTATAAATGATTTAATTAGAACTGCATTAACCACCTACCGCAAAAATGTGAGGGTGGCATACATTGCACCTTATTACCGTCAAGCAAAAGCAATCGCGTGGGATTATTTATTAGAATATACACGGGACATTGAGGGCGTTTCTTATAATGTAGCTGAATTACGGGCTGACTTTCCTAACGGTGCTAGGTTTAGATTATTTGGGGCTGACAACTACGATGCAATGCGTGGTTTATATTTTGATAGTGTTGTACTAGATGAGCCTGCCGACTTCCCCGCAAACGCTTGGCCAACGGTTATAAGGCCATCTCTAGCAGATAGACAGGGTAAAGCTACATTTATAGGAACACCCAAAGGTAAAAATGAATTTTGGGAAATCTATAACAACGCACAAAAAAGCGAAAATTGGTATTGTGCCATGTTTAAAGCGGACGAAACAGATATTTTGGACAGTGCCGAACTAGAAGAAGCAAAAGAAACTATGGGCGAAGATAGGTTTGCTCAAGAGTTTCTTTGTAGTTTCGAGGCGGCAATCCAAGGTTCTTATTATGCTGTAGAAATGAAAAAAGCAAAAACAGAAAAAAGAATTACCAGTGTTCCATACGACCCCGCAACAAGTGTAATTGTAAGTTACGACTTAGGAATTGGTGATAGTACCGCTTTGTGGTTTGCACAGTTTGTTGGCCAAGAAATACATTTAATAGATTATTACGAAAATAGTGGTGTAGGTTTAGACCATTATGCAAAAGTGTTAGATGAAAAAGGTTATCATTACGAAGCACATATTATGCCCCACGATGTTAGAGTTAAAGAATTAGGCACTGGCAAAAGTCGTTTAGAAACTTTAGATAATTTGGGAATAAGAAATATCGAAATAGCCCCCAGATTAAGTATTGATGACGGAATACAAGCTTCTAGGTCTATGCTTAACAAATGTTGGTTTGATGAAAAAAAATGTGAGCGTGGTATCGAAGCATTGTTGCAATACCGAAGGGAGTTTGATGAAAAGTTAAAATCTTGGCGTGGTCGCCCTTTGCACGATTGGACTTCACACGGGGCAGATAGCTTTAGATATTTGGCTGTTGGCTATAGGCCAAGCATAGATTGGGGCGAACCAATAAAACGCAATCTAAAAGGTATAGCCTAATATTATTTTATATGTTATAAAGATTTTTATAGGAGGGCGGTTATGGCTAAAAAACCAGTTTGGAAAAGTAAAAACCCTAAACCTAAAAGTAAACGGCGAAAAATGACCAAAGCTGAAGAAGCCAAAGCCAAACGCACCGCAAAAGCGGCAGGCCGACCCTACCCTAATATGGTTGACAATTTAAGAGCAATGAAAAAGAAGAAAAGGAAAAAGTAATGCCTATGGGAAAAGGAACTTATGGTTCAAAAGTTGGTAGACCACCAAAAAAGAAAAAGAAAAAAGCTAAAAAAGCTAAGAAAAAATAG